CTGCAGATAGGAACCGCTGCAGCCATACGAATGAACGAAGCTACACGTTATTCGCAGCAAGTTGAGCAACGTGCGCAACAGGTGTCGGCAAGTGAAGCCGCCCTGGCAAAGCGTATGCAGCAGCCCGCAGTACCAGCACAACCGGCAGTACCCGCTCAAACGGATCTGACGGAAGAAGCCCTCTATGATGAGGCGAAAGAAATCTTCAACGTGGCATTCACAGGCACCGAAGAAGACGCTGCACGAAAGCTGGCTAAGACGCTAGTCAAACTTCGCAGTTCAGTTGCCGTTCCGGTAACTCAACCGCAAGTGGACGAACGGACTATTGTCAGAAAAGCAGCAACCGCGGCCGTAAACGCGGTACAGGCAGTCGAGCAAACGAAGGACGTTCGATCTGGATATACCAAATTCCAAGAGAACTATCCCGACATAATGGGCGACCCTGTACTTTATAAAATGGCCGACGACATGACAGACGAAATTGAGCAAGAGAATCCAGGTTGGCTGATCTCTCAAGTCATGGACGAAGCAGGAAAGCGCACACGCGCATGGGTAAACAAGATGAAGGGCGTTGAAGTGCCAGATCCAGACCCGGATCCGAGCCTACAACCACCCCCTCACTTGGCTGCCGGTGAGCATGCGCCACCTCCCACCCAAGAACATCGTCAAGAAAGAAAACAGGGGCTAGTAAGGATGCCCACGGTTGCAAATGCAGCTATACATGAAGAACCTTCGGACGAAGCTGCAAAAGAGCAAACTCCGCAAGAGGCTTTTGATGAACTGCGACAATCGAGGGGACAACCGGCCTAGCTAATTTTTTGAAGCTATGGAGGAATTGTCATGGCAGGACAAGTCTGGCAGACAAACGCTTTGGGTGGCTTCATGTGGTCGCCCAATCTGAGCCGCAAGCTCAGAACGGCTTTACAGCCGATGGTGCGCTTTCGTCAATTCTGTGATGCCCGCGAGGCATTCGGAAAAGGCAAGGGTGACACCTTCAACTGGAACCACTATTCGGACGTATCGGTACAGGGTGGAACCCTGAACGAAACCGACACTATGCCGGAATCGAATTTCACGATCACGCAGTCGAGTCTGACTGTCGAGGAATTCGGTAATAGTGTTCCTTACACGAAGAAACTGGACGATTTGAGCGAGCATCCGGTAACGGAAATCGTTCACAAAGTCTTGAAGAACGACGCCCGGAAGGCGCTCGATTCAGCTGCAAATGCGCAGTTCGAATTGACGCCGATACGTGCGGTAAGTACGTCAGCAACAGCTATCACGTTTACGACCAATGGTGTTCCCTCGGGCACGCCAACGGACGCATTCAACGATCAGCACAGCAAGATCATTGCGGACGAACTCACCGAGCGGGACATTCCCACGTTCGACGGTAACAACTACATGGCGATAGCACGGCCGACTACACTTCGGCCTTTCAAGGACGATCTTGAAGCTATCCACCAGTTCGTGACCGAAGGCTGGCATGTCATTATGAACGGTGAAAAGGGTCGTCACGAAGGCATTCGATACTGTGAGCAGACGAATATCGCATCGGAAGGTTGGGCTTTATCCGATGGTATTTTCTTCTTCGGTGCCGATACTGTCGTCGAGGCGTTTTCAATCCAAGAGGAAATCCGCGGTAAAATACCAACCGATTACGGACGTTCTCGCGGAGTTGCGTGGTATGCGTTGCTTGGGTATGGGATCGTCCACACCACGGCACTGCAGGCTCGTATCATCAAGTGGGATTCAACTGAATAGGAGGCTTAATCATGGCTAGAAATCAAAATTTCTATGACAATGCGGACAGCCGTACTTATCGGTTTCCCGCTGTAACTGTGTCAGCAGCCGCAGTCATTGGTCGCATTGCCGGACCAGCTGGTAAGACCGGACGAGTTCGAGGAATCGAATTCTTGGTCACAACCGGCGTGACTGTAGCAGCAGCGTTGGTATCTGTTGGCGTCAATGGGGCAACCCTGCCGGCGTCGATCTCGATTCCCGTAACAGCAGCCAATCTCGGTGGCGGTCAGACCGACGCTGAGATAAAAGCTGCCGGTGCGGACGAGGTTGCAGGAGTCAACGATGTTGAACTGACGGCAGACACTACGATTGAAGTTGCAAGTGACGGTGGCGCGACTGCCGGTGCTGTGGATTTGATCGTCAAAGTTGATTGGTTCTAAGGAGGAATCACCATGAAGGGATATAGCCACGGTGTTGGAAGCGGAAGCGGCGCAGCGTCATTGGGCGGCTTCAAGGGTGAGTACATGGCACCCGCGCATAAGGCATCCACGGTTCGCGGCTCGTTTATGAGCGACGACTCTGCTGGTGTTCAGGATGGCCTGTCGGCCAGATCGGACATGGACAGCGAGTATTTGTTCGATTTCGAGATCAACAACCAGGTGTCCAATTCGGGCAATCCCCGGCAAGCGATTGTCGGACCCCGAGGCACGAAGTCTGTGTCGGAAAAAGGTCACACGTTCACGATGTGCTGATCGAACGAAGTCCGGGGCTTCGGCCCCGGATCTCTTAATTTTTTGGAGGAATTGAAATGCCAAAATTTGAAATTCCCGTTCCGAAGTTGAACAAGTACACGAACGAAAATTTCATCATCGCCCCGAACATGGTCGATGAGGACAACATGGCAGATAGTGTCGAAGCTCGATTCGTTGCGAACGCTTGCATCGAAGAAGGATGCTCTGGCCGGAAGTCAATCGACACCCTGTTCGAGAACTTTAGCCAGGATATCGTGGATGTGCCGCGAAGCACTATTCCCGAGCTTGCCGTTGGTGACGCCGGAGTGCCGAACCACGAAGGCACGGAAAATCCCGCGCCGGTTTGCGTGGATCTTCACGACTATCCGCACAGGAGATATTGAAATGGCGAAGAAGAAAGTGAAGGCGAAAAACGTCACAGCTGAAAGAGGATTCCCGAGCGTCGAAAAAGATGTGCTCGTAAGCGCGCCTGATCCCGAAGAACAACCAGCGCCGCCGCCTGCCATCGAGGAAGAACAGATCTTCAAAGTGATAGACAACGGGCAGGCCAAGTTCTACACGGAAACCGAGTACCGAAAGAAATATGGCAAAAAGAAAAGCGAAAAGTAAACCGGCAGCCGATTCGTTAGTTCGAGTCCGCGGAGGCCCGAGAGGTTTTCGTATGATCAAACTTTCTGATTGGAAAAAAGAGAAGGCACAAGGTAGAGGTAAACAACGATGAGAGAATTCGATCCCGACAGCGACTTTCAAAAGCATCGTGATTTAATCAATGGTGTTCATTACACCCAAAACGGCTATGCGTTCACATCTGGTTACAAGTGTATCGGCAAAGTCACCGGCTCGAAAAAGCCAGCTACGACAAAGGAGCAAACTCCGGCACAAAAAAGCGCGAAGGAACGTGCCAGCGACAAATTGAAAGGATTCGCAAAACCGGATATGCCGGATGAAATGCAGTCTGCTCTGGAAGAAAACAAAGCAGCTGCCATTGCGGAAGACCAAGCGGAATGAGTACCTATCTCGAACTTGTGGATGATCTTCATTATTCCGTGGGCGCGGCTGGCACAGCGCCAGCGGCCGTAACAGGATTGACCGGCGAAGCTCGTCGGCTCGCTTTGTGGATTCAGCAGGCTGACGATTACGTTCAGTCGTTGTGGGTGAACTGGAAGTATCTTCGGCAGGAATATTCAACTCCTACAATCTCAGGGATCGCGACTGCAGCTGCACCCGCGAACCTGAAATATTGGGACTACAAAACTTTCAGAATAATCCTGCCCGGCGAGACTGATAAAAATCCATTTCAAGCGTCTGAGTACGACAAAGCTAAAATGGATATTTTGGATACGGACCCTGATGTACCGTGGCGAGCGATCATCATGCCGGATAATTCCATTTTGTTTGAAACCGTTCCCGATGATGCTTACACCATCGAAGCGGATTACTATGACAAGCCCACCTTACTGGCGGCAAATTCGGACGTATCACTGATACCCGAGGAATACCATCAGGTGATACTTGGTCGGGCAATGATTCTTTATTCAAATTTCGAAAGCGCGCCTGAGATCAAAGATCAGGGCGAAGAAATTTACATAGAGCAGTTGGCCCGTTTGGAAAACGATCAGCTGCCGAATCAGTGGAACTCACGATTCAATACGGGAGCTATGATCGAAGTTATTGCGGAGTAACGCATGACAGGGGCGCTCCTAAGTGGCAGGCGTGTAAACAAGAAACGTGCTGTCACAAGAACACAGTATTACGCTCTCGAAGGTGGACTGGATGTTGTGACGCCGGCATTGTCTATTCGTCCCGGCATGGCGATTGCAATGGTCAACTTCGAACCGTGGTATCAGGGCGGTTATCGACGCATACCTGGGTATGAACGATTTGACGGACGCCCGAAACCTTCCGATGCTTCCTTCTCAGGCTTTGACGTTGACGACATTGCGACTCTGACGCTGCGTGACACGATCACTGGCGACACTTCCGGCACGACTGGCATTCTCATCGGCATCTATGACGACGATGGCACATTCGGATCTGATGCGATTGGAGTGACGAAAGTCGTCGGCCCCGGATTCGATGGCACTGAAACTCTGAACGCTGGTGCGCTCACTATGGCCGGGGCAGCGGTCGAGCTGCAAGCGCCGACTGTCGCGCTCGAGGAAACTTGGCTGCTCGAAGCAGAATTGGAATATCGAGAAGACATTTTGGCTGTGCCAGGGTCCGGGCAGGCCCGGGGAGTGTGGCAGCGTCTTGCCGATGTTTATGCGATCCGCGATAACGCGGGCGCAACCGCGGGAATTCTCCACAAGGCCACCACAACGGGATGGGATACCGCGCCGATCACGATGGCCGAGACAATCCGTTTCGATACAGGACTAAATGCTGGCGGCGACGTTGTTGAAGGCGATACTCTGACCGGAGGTAGCAGTGGAGCAACCGGGACCATTCATCGGATTGTATTGAATGGCGGTTCGAACTCATGGGACGGAGCCGGCGAGGGTTATTACGTTTTGACTGGTGTGGCTGGCGGTCCATTTACTGACGGCGAACTTTTGGAATCTCCGGCCGCGACAACGGTTGCGACTGCTGACGGTGTGAATTCCACATTTGCCTTCTCCCCTGGTGGCGTCTATCGGTTCATCAATCATAACTTTTTCGGTGGTTCAGGCACATACCGAGTGTACGGCTGTAACGGTGTCGATGCGGGATTCGAGATTGATGAGAACGATATCGTGTCTCCGATTCTGATGCCGATCAATCCAGTGACCGGGGTAGCACCGACCAACAACACACCATTTCTTGTCGAAGAACATCGAAATCATTTGTGGTTCGCATTCGAAGGTGGATCAGCTCAACACTCTGCGACAGGCACACCGTTGATTTGGAGTGGATTCCTCGGGGCCGGCGAGTTTGCGGTGGGTGACGAACTTACGAGCATGAACAGCATTGTCGGCAACGTGCTGGTGCTCACGACCACGCGTGAGACTCGCGGTATTTTCGGCTCATCGGTATTGGATTGGGAACTCAAAATCATAGCTGAACAGTCAGGTGGTTTGCTGTTCGGAGCGCAAAAGATCGACACGGTTTATTCGCTCGATGATCTCGGCGTTACTTCGGTTGCCAGATCTGATCAGTTGGGCGATTTCATATCGGCCACAGTATCGCAACAGATACAGCCGATCATCATTGCGCAACGTCCTCGATTTAACGATTCAACCATCGTGCGTGAATCAAACCAGTTCCGAATGTATTTCAATGATAAGAGCGTGGTGGTGATGTATGTCACGGTCGGTTCGCAAGCGGAAACACAAGTCCGCAGACGTACTTCCAAAGCGCCATCTGAATTCGGATTTCTTTCCTATGATATTGACGTTGCGAACATTTACAACACCGACGACGAAACCGGAAAAGAGCGTACTTATTTCGTCACTTCGGATGCGACTTTTGAAGGTTTTATATTCGAGGATCAGATAGGAAAGAATTTCGACGGCGAAGAAATTGCAGCATATATTCGCACAGCATTTAATCAGGTGGGATCGCCTTCCTACCGCAAACGCTTCCGGCGAGCAGATCTCGAACTCAATATCGTCAACCCGCAAGAATTACAAATACAATTTGCCAGCGATCTCACGTATTCCAAGCCAGAGATATCGAGTGGACTGGACAACATTACGACTACGGACATTCCCGAAGTGACTGTGTTTGGCGGCGGCGGTTTTTGGGACGATGTTAATTGGGACGAATTTTTGTGGGACGGTTCAGCAATCTCGACCGCCAGGGCAGATCTATCCGGCACAGGTGAAAACATCGGGTTTCTGATCTTCAACGAGACAGCGAAAGCAAAACCGTGGGTGATGCAGGGAATCACGTTGCATTATGATATGCGGAGGCTTCAACGGTGACGATCACCAATCCTTATTACGAATTTACACCAGAATTCGTTCCGGCCACGAAAGCGAGATCCGATGCGGTCAACGTCCAATATCAGTTGATCCAAAATGCGTTTGATCTTTTGCCGAGTGATTCGGCTGCGCTCACAACGGATACAGCTACGTTCGCGCCTGAGTCTGGAACTGGCAACGCGTATGTTGTCACGATGCCTGATACGCGGACCTCGAATCAGGACGGTGATGCAGTCCGCTTTTTTGCAACCCACTCGAACACTGGTTCGGCCACATTAGCCGTTGATGCCATTGGTGCAGTCGCCCTGGTGAACTGGACTGGCACAGTTTTGGGCGGCGGCGAGATCATATCGGGCCGGATCTACGAGATTCGTTACGACGCCACCAACGTGCAGTTCGTGATATCCGCGTCAACCGATGGTGCTATTCAAGTCGGCTATGCCGAAGAATGGGCAATCAAAGCGGAAGATGTTCCGATCTCCGTCGCAGCTGGTGGTGATGGCGTCACCGACTTTTCAGCATTTCATTGGGCGCAAAAAGCACAGGCAGGCGCAGTCAGCGGCCGGGTACTCACCGATATCAATACCGCAACGCCACCGACAACCGAAGGCGTTACGGGCGCGCATGAGATCTGGGATGCGGATCAAACCGATCTGTTGCAGCGATTGGGATTCATCGGTTCGAACGAACTGATTCTCAAGAACTACATGCACGGTGGCGATCTCAAACTTGCTGTCGAAACCGCGGCCGGCGTGGAAGTCCCATACAAGTTTTCCGATACACGAATGGCAATCCCGAACGCTGTCGGAGTCACGTTTGACGACTCCGGTGCGGTAGAACGGGAATCGCTCATTCTTGAAGGCGGCAGCGGTGGTGATACGTTTTGGACTGAGGTTGAAGCGTCAGCAGATATGGAGGGTGCTGATGGTGCGACTTCGTACACTGAACTTTCACTCAATCTTGCAGTTGCGACTTTTCATGGTGGAGCAGAGCTTGATACAGCACAATTCCAGTCCGGCACATCTTCATTGCTGCTCGACAGATCACTCGATAGCTTCATTAGTTTCCCTGATATTCCTGCATTCGATTTCGGCACTAAAGAATGGACTTTGGAGGGGTGGGTAAGATTCGCTTCGTTGCCAGCAATCGGCACTTCCAATGATCCCGGTTATTGCATGGCTTCGATTTGGGATGATGCCGGTGTTAAGCAGCTTCGCTACGAGATAATTCGTGATGTTTTCGGTACGCGAGTAAGCCTTACGGGCAATGGATTCGCGGAACTAGGTACGATCTCTGGCGGTGTCGCGCTCAATACTTGGTTTCACTGGGCTGTCACCCGCGATTCGGGCGGCGATATCAATGCGTACTTCAATGGCATTCAAGAGACTAGCGACTTCGGGGGTGCTCCTGCCGACATGGGCGGTTCAGCAGCTCCGCTTCGCATTGGTCAATCGGATGGCATTGGAAGAACCGACTTCATGGACGGTTGGATTGACGATGTTCGCTTGACGATTGGCACTGCCAGGTACACCGGAACTGGCAGCATCACACCAGACAGTACGCCCTTCCCGACCAGCGGTCCGGCCGACGCGTTCAAGGTAGGTAGTGCAGCGATTCAAACAGTCATTCGCGGATCTGGCGACGATGCAGCTCAGACGATCTCAGCTGCGACTGGTGGCATGGAAGTAAACAATGCGCTCACAGGCGCGGGCATGGAACGTGTCTTAACTGCGAGTGATCTGAGTACAGGGATACTCACTGCTCCTGTCATTGCTCTGGTTGATATCAATACGGCGACGCCGCCGACGACTGAGGGCGTTACGGGCGCGTATGAACTTTGGGATGCAGATGAAACCGATCTGCTCGGCCGGCTAGGTTATGTCGCTTCGAACGACCTTCTACTCAGCAATCTCATGCACAACGGTGAAGTGCGGATTACGGGTGAAGATTCGGGCGGCACAACTCGAACATTTTTTCAAGCCGATCCAAACAGCACTGTCGATATAACCGCACAAACAAGTCTCAGACTTTTCATTGATGGCGGGAACAACGCGATAATCGCTACCGGGGGCGCTGGTGTCGATCTCTATCACAACAACGTAGAACGATTTGGCACTGGCGCAGATGGTGAAGTCACAGTCAGGAGTGATGATAACGTCCAAAGTTCAGATCGTTTGCTTGGGTTCGCATTTCAAGATGGTACGAGACAAGGATTTATTGGACACTTAAATGGTTCTGTTTTTCACATACGAAGTGAATCGCACGGACAAACAATTGATATGCAAGCCGAAGATGCAGGCGGCATTGTCAGAACGATTATTTCTGGTGATCCCGATAGCGATTCATTTGTTCGCGCTACCAGACATTTCACGATACAAACCAACATCAATGAAGACGCATTAGTAGCAACTCAAAATGCAGATACAGCTCTTTATTTCAATGATATTAAAAAATTAAGAACTGACGCTTTTGGTGCGGCAATTTTGGCTAACATCAATACGGCAACGCCGCCAACGACTGAGGTGGTAAATGGGAGATTATGGTTCAGAGATCTGGCTGACAATGACGATTTGGGATATGTCGGTTATCAGGGCAGCAATGTTCTCTTAATTCAAAATCTCATGCACGCCGGCAAGATTGCTTTTCAGGCTGAAACCACTGCAGGCGTTAGTCGTAAAATGCTTGAATTGCTCCCTAACGGTGGACCGTCAGTCACGTTGCTCGAAGTTGGTGTTGCGGTTGTTCAATCGAAAACTGCTGCTACTGGCGGCCTTGAAATCAATAACACTTTGACTGGTGGTGGTTTTGAACGGGTGTTGACCACATCAGATATTGCTGGTGGTGTGCAATTAGCGGTCAAGAAGGCAGATACCTCTCGTTCAAGCACCATAACGCTCACTGACGATCCTGATCTTGCGATCACGGTCGATGGCACTGCTTATTATGCCGTTACGATTCACGGACACGTTACTTGTGCAGCTGCCGGCATCGACATGAAGTATGCGCTTGATGGCGCAACAGGCAGGCTAATTCAAGCGTTAATGACGTATGCGCCGGAAACGTCAACTCTTGGTGGCGTGGCGATATTTGGTGAGTCCACCGATCAAGCCTCTGGTGGCACGATAGATTTGGATGGTGTGTTTCAATATTCCTTCACTTATACGGGATACGTTTATTTCTCTACTGGCGGCGCTGGCACTCGCACTATTGAATTTACATGGGCGCAGAATATTTCCAATGTTACGGCCGTGGTACTCAAAGAAGGTTCTTGGATGACAGTCCAAAAACTTGCGGATTTCTAATGATGAAGCAGGAATCTTAAAGCTATGCCAGTACGCAGACACAGGAACGGCGGGGGTGGTCGCCGTGGTGGTGGTGGCGCGCTTACACAGGGAGCAGACGCTACCATTGACCCGATTGAACCGATTGATCCAACACCATTTGATGCAGGCGAGGTAGAACCAGTAGGTCCAGACGACTGGCAAACCGCGGAAATAGGAGAAGAAGATATGGGTTTGTTAAATGACGGGGCAGTGCCGGAGAACGGTGGTGCTGCTGAAAGCCCCACAGGAGAACTACCGGGTCCGGTGATTCAGGTTCCACCCACTGTCGGCATAGACGATCCGAACCCGGATGTTATACCGGATTTGCCCGAAGGCGGTGGCGATCCCGGCTTTCCCGGCGGTATTGGCGGTGAGGGTGATCCGGTAATCGACGCGGCCGGCACAACAGTACAGGACTTGTACCCAGAAGATCCCGGCGTCGTCGGCGCGGATCCCGGTGACGTACCAGATCCGACAGGTGCAGATGTTACCGAAACTGATCCGGGTGTGGCCGATGTTGGAACGACGGAAGCCGAGACCAGTACGGGCCGCATTGAGGACATCCTCGATGTAGGCGGCGGCGGCATCGACGCTGAACAAACCGGCCTGACTACCGAGGCCCAGGTGGATGCCGAGCTTGCCAGGATACTCGAGCAAGGCGGGCCGCTAATGACGCGGGCGAGCGCGGAAGCGGTAATGCGAGCGAATGCCCGGGGATTGCAGAATACCTCGATGGCAGTCGGCATGGCGCAAGGCGCTATGGTTGATCGTGCATTGCCGATGGCGCAGCAGAATGCGCAGCAAGCCCTACAACGTGAACTGGCAAACACGGAGAATCGACAAGAAGCCAGCATGTTCACGGCCGAGCAACAAAACCGGCTGACTGCTCTCGAAGCCGAACTCGGCATGGAGCTGAACATATTCAATGCCGACCAGCTGAATGAAGCCGAACGATTAGGTGCGCAATTGCGGACCGCGCTCGAACAGCAGGACGCGGCAGCGTACAACGACGCAGCAAAACAGCTGGCCGATCTGCAACGGGACGCACAAGCGCAACAGGCCGAACTCGACTATCGGGCTTCACAAGCCGAGGCAGATGCCCGGAACGCTTTGAATGCTCAGATCGTTGATAACATCACGCGGATCAATCAGCAGTATCTTCAAAATATGGGCGCAGCTGACGTTGCGACGATTCAGGGAACGTACCAGCAGTTGATCCAGATGAACGCAACGGCCGGCACGATTTTCAATGGCTATTTGTCTGCAATGGGCGCATTGATGGACGACCCGGATATGACGCCTAGTCAGGTGCAGGACGGTCTTGCGAGCATGCAGACGATGTTGGAAGCGTCGATGCGTATGCTTGCCGGAATCAACGATATGGATATCGAATTCGAAATGGAGGAAGGCGGCACTACGAATGGCCCGACTTGCTTTGAAGCCGGAACATGCTTCCGCATGGCTGACGGAACGGTCAAGAAGATCGAGGACATTAAAGCGAAGGATGAAATGGCGCTCGGTGGCAGGGTCAAGTTTGCTGTCACTGGCGACGGTACTCAGGAAACGTGGTTCGATGTTGATGGCATCAAGGTATCTGGTTCACACGCCATGCAGAAAGACGGAGTGTGGATGCGCGTCAGGGACGCCGGATACGAACAGGTCGAAACAATCGACACGTTCTACACGCTCATCAATGAGGATCACAGGATGGTGGCCGAGAGCGGTCAAATCTTTGCTGATTACGATGAAGTCGATCTCCAAGAAACTGGTTGGGAGGAATACTCCATCGACAAACTGAACGGCAAAACGGATGAGCAATTCCGGGGAGAGCTGGCGGCATGATCAGACCGGCGACATTAGCTGACGTTGACGCGATCTTTGATCTCGCAATGGCTTTGACTCCGCAGTATCCGCAGTTGAAACCGGATAAGGTCAAGATCCGCAAAGGCATCATTCAGTCGATCAGCTCGGCAAATCACTTCGCCTGGGTAAGTGTAAGTCGCCACGAAGGTCTCAAGGGTGCATTGATCGGCCTGACCAGCGAGAATTTGTGGGCGCAGCGCAAAAATTGTCTGATCCCGCTGTGGTTCACGGAAATCCGTGGTGACGGTGTAAGGTTGCTGCGAGCGTTCAAAATGTGGTTACGATCCCGGCGAGCGATTCGAGTTGCCGGGTTCGTTTCTGACTCAGAATACGTCGATCCGCGGGCTTACCAGCTTGCCGAGCGTATGGGTTTTTCGAGATACGGTGGTGCGTATCTCTTGTTTAACTAGGTAGGTGCGATATGGGATTTTTCAGTAGTTTGTGGAAGGGAGTCAAAAGTGTCTTTACCGGCATTATGAAAATCTTCTCTCCGAT